TGGTCCTGCCGGATATCATCGGCGGGGTGAACAGCGCCGGAAACCGAACCGGCATGAAGCTGCTTAACGACAGCTTCAACCTGTACGGCTATTTCGCCAAAATTCTGATTGCGCCGGTGTTCTGCACCCAGAAGAGTGTCGCAGTTGAGCTTATCGCCATGGCAGAGAAGCTGGGCGCGGTAACCTACATTGATGCGCCTGTCGGTACCACCTTTGCACAGGCTCTGGCAGGTCGTGGCCCGGAAGGCACCATCAACTTCAATACCAGCTCCGACCGCGTCCGTCTGTGCTATCCGCATGTGAAGGTATATGACCCGGTGACAAACACAGAGCGTCTGGAGCCGCTCAGCCAGCGTGCAGCAGGTCTGCGTGCCAGAGTCGATCTGGACAAGGGCTACTGGTGGTCATCCTCCAATCAGGAGATTCTGGGGATCACCGGCGTGGAGCGCCAGCTGTCCGCGATGATTGATGACCCGCAGAGTGAGGTAAACCTGCTTAACGAACAGGGGATCACCACGGTATTCAGCAGTTACGGCAGCGGCCTTCGTCTGTGGGGTAACCGGACGGCAGCATGGCCAACGGTCACCCATATGCGTAACTTTGAGAACGTTCGCCGCACCGGTGATGTGATCAACGAGTCCATTCGTTATTTCAGCCAGCAGTACATCGACATGCCGATTACTCAGGCGCTGATTGATGCACTGACGGAGTCGGTCAACGCCTACGGTCGCAAAATGACTGGTGATGGTGCGGTACTGGGCTTCCGTTGCTGGTTTGATCCGGCCCGCAATCCGGAGACGGAGCTGGCCGCCGGGCACCTGTTGCTGAGCTACAAATATACGCCACCACCGCCGCTGGAGCGACTGACGTTTGAGACTGAGATCACCTCGGAATACCTGTTAACCCTGAAAGGGGGCAACTGATGTCAAAGATTGAGATAAACCGCATCACGAATGCCAACATCTATCTGGATGGTACTAACCTGCTGGGACGGGCTGAGGAAGTTAAACTCCCCGATGTCTCCATGATTATGCAGGAACACAAGGCGCTGGGGATGGTGGGTAAGGTGGAACTCCCGGCTGGTTTTGACAAACTGGAAGGCGAAATCAAATGGAACAGCTTTTACCGCGATGCGATGCTGTCTGCCGCGAACCCGTACAGGTCGCTGGCACTGCAGTGTCGTTCCAGCGTCCAGCGCTACAGCTCGCAGGGGCTGATTGACGAAATCCCGCTGGTCACCTTCCTGACGATTATGTTCAAGAAGAACCCGCTGGGGACGTTCAAACAGCACGAGAACGCCGAGTTCTCCAGTAGCTTCACCTGCACGTATATCAGACAGGTACTGGATGGTGAAGAGCTGCTGCAACTGGACTATCTGGCCAACATCTTCCGGGTCGGCGGTGTTGATCAACTGACTGACTACCGTATCAATATCGGGGGCTGACGATGAGTGTTGAACTGACGGATAAAGGAAGACGATGTGCGGCACTGGGCATGTCAAATGGTACGTGGTTTACCCTCCTTGATATTCCGGGGGTGGAAACCCTTTTTAATACCCGTAAAACCAATGACCCGATTGACTGCACACGTTCAAAGGCCCGCAAACTGGCGGATTTGATTGAAGCATGGGAGCCTCCCGACCACTGGTTCTCCGGCACCGGCAAATCTGAGGGAAAGACGCTTCTCATCGCTTTCCTGCGTAACTGCAAGGGGTTTCGCACTTGCTGACATCACAGGGGCTCCGGCCCCTTCTTCTTAATCTCCTTTAATATCCGTCACGCGCTTCTCCCGACATACTGCCCTGAACTTACACAGGAGCACAATCATGTCACAGACCCCATCCGATACTTTTAAATTGTCTTATCCCTTCACCACTGCTGCAGGCACCAGAATTGAGCAGGTTGAACTGAAACGCCTGACGGTAAAAGACCTGAAGCAGGTGCGCAAAATCAGCAAAAACCCGGCAGACTGGGACGAACCGCTGATTGCCCGCAGTACTGGTCTTCTCCCGGAAGATCTCGACAATATGGATCTGGCTGATTACCTGCAGTTACAGAAACGATTTCAGCTCATCACGGGGATGGGTGAGAGCAACCAGGGCGCTGACGCAGGCGCAGGGGCTGCTGGCGAGATGGTTCCGGTTTCAGCCGGGGGAGATTGATGCCCTCGATACTGACGATCTGGAGATGTGGCTGGAGCAGGCTGAAGAGCAAATAAAAAGCGAGTACGGCGACAAATCATAGTACAGACAGCCGCCAGTAGCGGCTGTTCTGCGTTATCCCCTCACGTCTTTTCACCTTCCCCGGAGGTTAACCACTATGTCGGGACAGTTTTCAGTCGGCGTTGTTATCGGCGGGATGATTGGCAGCACATTCCGTTCTGCAATGAGCGGTACCCGCCGTGCGCTTGATTCCCTGAGCGATACCTCACGCCGCCTGCAGGAACGTCAGAACGCTTTAACCCGTGCAACAGAACGTTATGGTCAACTGGGTTCTTCCCGGATGCAGCATCTCAACAGCGAGCTGCTGCGGGTAAGCCGCACCATGGAGCAAATTGAGCGCCAGCAGCGCCGTCTGTCAGCGGCATCCGCTACCAGTGATGCGCTGAAAGCTAACCGCATGGCGCTGTATGGTCAGGGGATTGAAGCGTATGGCATGGCACAGACTGTTTATCATACGGTTTCCCCTGCCGTTCAGCAGTCCATGTCTTTTCAGGACAAAATGATTGATATGTCGATCACCGCAAAATATGACAATAAAACGCGGGATGCACTTGCCGGACAGATAAAAGGCTGGGCGCTTAAATACAATCAGTATCAGGATGAGCTGCAGGAGGCGGTGGGTTCACTCATCAGCGACAATATTGATAATGTGTCAGATATCGGTTTTCTGATGCCGGATATTGCCCGCGCGGCAACGGCAACACGCACGTCTGCTCAGGACTGGGCAAAAGTGGCCGCAGTCTGGCAAAACTCCCTGAAAGGTGCGGCCAGAGATTTTGGTGCCGTTCAGAATATTATGGCTTATGCCGGTGACCAGGGGTCATTTGAAATCCCGGATCAGGTCAAGTGGATGCAGTCCCTGGCCCCAATGATGGCGGGTATTGCCAGTGGAAAAGAAGCTGTTGCTGAAATCGGGGCCAGTCTCCAGATAGCAAAAATCGGTGCAGGTTCCACCGACGAAGCAGCCAATAATTTTAAAAACTTTCTTACCAAAATTTTTGCCCGCGATACTCAGAAACAGTTTGCTGATCTGGGTATTGATTTGCAGGGATCTATTGCGAGTTATAAAGCTGCGGGGATCTCTCCGATTGAAGGGATGTTGAGTGTTATAGAACGTTACCTCAATGCCAAAAGCCCCGAAGCGCTGGCCGGCTTCAAATCAGCCATGAAAATAAAGAATGATACGGCAAGAGATGAGGCACTTCAGGCTCTGGCGAAAAACTTTGGTCTGGGCGATATGTTCGCGGATATGCAGGTCATGGCATTTATCCGCCCGATGCTGGCCAACATGGACAGATATCGAGAGATCCGTGCCGGTGCTCTCAGGGCTGCGGATAACGATTTGCTTGCCAGTGCTTATGATCAGCGGCTGAAATCTCCCCTTGAAGCCACTAAAACACTTATGGTCAGCAGTCGCGATCTGGCAATTACGCTGGGCGATCAATTAGCTCCATCTTTTATTTCTTTGACTCAGGAACTGCTTCCACTCATTCAGGGGGCAAAACACTGGGTAGCGACTCACCCGCAATTTGTCAGTGGGGCTTTTAAGCTCATCAGTGCGCTCCTTGCGATTAAGATAGCGACTGTTGGTCTCAAACTGGGGCTGAATCTCCTTATTTCCCCCTTTGTAAGTGTCTGGAAAAATGCTGTTTTACTTCGGGGCAACTGGCTTCGTCTGTCGCTCGCACTGGGGCAAGGCGGTAAGCTCCGCTGGCTGGTGACCGGATTTAGCGCCGTCGCCAGAGGAGCCAGAACACTGAGTGGCGTGCTCTCCGGGGGGCTGGTTCGCGGAATTATGCTCGCCGGACGTGCTGTTCTCTGGATTGGACGTGCGCTGATGATGAATCCCATCGGTCTCGTTATCACCGCTGTCGCGGCAGCAGCTTACCTTATCTACCGCAACTGGGGGGCAGTCAGTGGCTGGTTTAAACAGCGCTGGGCAGACATTCAGGAAGCCTTTAACGGCGGCATTGTGGGAATTGGTAAGTTGCTGATTAACTGGTCGCCGGCAGGCCTGCTCTATAAAGCCTTTGCGGCTGCGCTGAAATATTTCGGCGTTGCTCTGCCGGCAAAGTTCACCGACTTCGGTGGCCATCTTATCGACGGTCTGATTAACGGTATCAAAAACAAATGGGGGTCGCTCAAATCCAGTGTAACCGGAATGGGTGACAGCATCAGTAGCTGGTTTAAACAGTGCTGGGCTGACATTCAGGAAGCCTTTAACGGCGGTATCGCGGGAACTGGTAAGCTGCTGATTAACTGGTCGCCGGCAGGTCTGCTCTATAAAGCCTTTGCAGCTGCGCTGAAATATCTTGGTGTTGATCTGCCGGCAAAGTTTACCGACTTCGGTGGCCATCTTGTCGATGGTCTGATTAACGGTATCAAAAACAAATGGGGGTCGCTCAAATCCAGTGTAACCGGAATGGGTGACAGCATCAGTGGCTGGTTCAGCGAAAAGCTGGGCATTCATTCGCCGAGCCGCGTGTTTATGGGCTTTGGTGACAATATCGCGCAGGGGGCCGCCATTGGCCTGCAGCGGACCACTCCGCTTGCAGCTCTGGCCGGGCAGCGAATGGCCAGTGAACTGCTCCCCAAAATGCCCGTGAGCATTCAGGGGCCAGAAATACGGGATAACACTTCAGGTGTTCGCTTCAGTATGCCGTTGCCCGATATCAATGGGTTTATGTCGTCTGCTAAAAATGCGATCGGAGCCGTAATCAATAGTTTGTCTTCCATGCCCGCTATTCCGCTCTCCACCCGGGCATCGATTTTACCAGGGCAACGTCTGGCAAATGAGATGACACCGGATGTTCCCCGTATCCCCTCGCCTGAAATCCTGGCTGCCGGATATTCAGGCCGTGGTGCAACTGCAACCGGCGGTGGAACGTCTGGTGGTATCCAGGTCAGCTTTAATCCTCAGTTTTTCCTCAATGGCAGGGAAACCACAGCGCCTGCAGGACTGACTGGTGCCCTGAATATGAGTCTGCATGAGCTGGAAAAAATGCTGGAGCGTCTGCTGGCTCAGAAACAACGTAAGGAGTACCGCTGATGTTTGCCGTACTGGGTGATATTGAGTTTGAGCTGATTACCTACTGGGACGGCTTCGAGGCCACGTTCGGCGTCGATTATGCGGAGCATGCCCGCATCGGGGGTAAGCCTGGCCTGCAGTTCGTCGGCGACAGGCTGGACGAAATCCAGATAAGTCTGGTCTTCCATCAGCATTATTGTGTACCCGATGTGGAGCTGGCGAGACTGCGAACAGCCATGAAAGCCCATCAGGCACTGGCGCTGGTCTTCGGCAACGGTGACTATCGTGGCTGGTTCGTGATTACCGATGTGACCGCAACCAGCGAGCAGACAGACAGCACCGGTAACGTGCTGGCTGTCAGTGCCACCGTGTCTCTCCGGGAATACACCGGTGATCCGAAAAATCCTCTGCAACCACCGGCAATACGCACGAAGCTCCCGGGTGTCGGGGCGGTCTCCGGTGCCATTCCTTCACCTTCAGGGGTGGCGCAGTTCATCCGCAACGGCGTCAACTATGCGAAACAGGCGCAGTCTGTACTCCAGACCACTATCAGCGCCGTTCGGGTGACACAGAAAATGAAGGATAACCCCGTTGTCGCACTGACCCGTGTGCCGGGGCTGATGAGCGGACTGGGTAATATCTCCGGGGCTCTGGGGAAAAGTGTTCCGGCGTTTAACGCACTCTCTGAATCCATGCCCGATGCCATCAGTCTGGCCAGAACAGCCAGCGAAGCAGCCACGTATGTACAGCAGGCACAGTCTGCGCTGAGTGGTGTGGACAAAAGAAATATTGCAGGTGCTCTGGATACCGTTTCCGGGCAGCTTAACGCCGCCGGCACAGCATTCAACCGCATGTCTCCGGGATTAAGTGCAATGGCCGCCAGAATACTGACGAGGAGTGTGTGATGTTTCTTGAACATGTTACCCGTGACGGAGAGCGCTGGGATTCGCTGGCATGGCAGTACTACGGTGACCCGCTGGGCTATCCCCGGATTATTGCCGCCAATCCGCACGTGGCCATCACGCCGGTGCTGCCCTCCGGGCTGTTGTTACTGATCCCGGTGATTGAGGCTGAAGAAGCCCGTACAGAAGAGGATATTGCCCCATGGCTGAGATAAACAGCACTGCGCAAGTCACATCAGCGTTAACCGGCGTCAGCGATGTGCTGACACCGGTGTTCACTCTGTGGTATCTGCAGAAAAACATCACCTCTGATATCGCGCCTTATGTCACCCGTGTGACCTGGAGCGATAACATCAAAAATGAGTCCGATACCATTGAGGTGGAGCTGGACGACACCGATGGCCGCTGGCTGGATAAGTGGTATCCGGGCAAGGGTGACACGCTGACGCTGAAAATGGGCTATCAGGGCGAGAAGCTGCTGTCCTGCGGTACGTTCTCTATAGACGAGATCGAAGTGAGTTCGCCCGCTTCCGTTGTTTCTATCCGTGGGGTGGCCACCTCGGTTAACAGTGCCCTGCGGACTAAAACCAGTCGTGGTTTTGAGAACACCACGCTGGCAGCTGTTGCGGGGCGGATTGCCAGAAAGCACCGACTGAAACTGGTGGGCAGCATTGAGTCCATCAGAATCGACCGGGTGACCCAGTATGCTGAAACCGACGTGGGTTTTCTGCGCCGGCTGGCCAGCGAGTATGGTTATGCAGTGAAAGTGGTCAGTGACCAGCTGATTTTTTCTCATCTGGCCACACTGCGCAGTCAGGAGCCGGTCAGGCAGTTAAAACCGCAGGATGTGGCCCGCTTTTCCCTGCGTGACACCATCAACCGGGTCTATAAATCTGCAAAGGTAAAACACCAGAAAAGCAGCAGTAAAAAACTGATCGTCTACGAAGCTGATGGTGGTACCCGTGAAAGCGACAAAAAGCTCAAAGGTGGTAAGGTTACCAGCGCTGACTCACTTAAAGTTAACAGCCGCGTCAGCGACCCGGACAGTGCCCGGATTAAAGCGGATTCAGCACTGGCCAGACATAACGAATACCAGCAGAACGGCTCCCTGACGCTGACGGGAACACCTCAACTGACAGCAGGCAACAAAATTGAACTGGTGGGTTTTGGGCAGTTATCCGGGCCATGGCTCATAACCACTGCCCGCCATGCGTTTGACCGTAACAGCGGCTACACCACAGAGCTGGAAGTGGCACGGGGGCCAGTCACAAGAGGGAAAAAACAAAAAACTCAGAAACTCACGGTTTATCACCCGGATGGCAGTACATCGACGGTGATTAAGGAGAAGAAAAAATGACTGGTGTCACTCGTCAGGTCGGTACGGTCAGTGCCGTTGATGCCGACAGGGTTCAGGCCCGCGTTCGTCTGCCTGAATGCGATAACCTGCGCACAAACTGGCTTAACGTGCTGCAGCGCAATACCCAGGATAACAAAGATTACTGGCTCCCTGACGTGGGGGAGCAGGTTGAGGTGCTGCTCGATGCCAACGGCGAGGATGGTGTTATTCTGGGCGCGGTGTATTCAGACGTCGATAAACCACCGTTCAGTGACAAAAATATCCGGGGAACCCGGTTTGCTGATGGTGCAGAGTACAGCTACAACCGGAAGACGCACACTCTGATCATCCGGGGCGGCATTGAGCATATTGTCATTGAGTGTGGTGCTGATGTGGTATTGAAAACACAGAAAGCCACGATTGACGCACCGGAAACCGAACTTACCGGAGATCTGCGTGTCAGGGGTAAGCTGATTTACGAAGGAGGCATGGCGGGTTCTGGTGGTGAAGGTGTTACCGCGACCATCCATGGCAATATCGAGATTAAAGGGAATGCCCATGCCACGGGCAGTATGTTGTCTGATGGCGAAAACTCCAGCCACCACTCCCACTGAGCTTTTTAAACGCCTTTAATATCAGCGTTCCCGCACGGGGGCAATACTGCCCCCATGAAAACAACCCCAGTATTCTGGCAACCAGACCTGCAGGCTCCCGGCGAAATTGTCCGGGGGCTGGATGATATCCGGCAGGACCA